TTAAGAGTTCAAAGAGAGATAGAAATAGGAATACATTTTGATGACGATCCTATACAAATAAAAGAGATCGAAAGAATAAATCCTGATATCACATGTGTACTATTATCCCATGAATTAGTGGATAAAGAAAACTGTAGACATGTAAACTTCTTTGAGTCTGGAGGAGAATAATGATTATAGCAATTGGTGGAGAACCAGCAACAGGTAAATCTACATTGATGAAACAATGGATGAAAGATTATACTTGGGATGATGTCAAGTGTACAGATCTATTATATGGTATGCACTGTCAAGAGCTGAATACTATTGTTCTCGGAAAAGACTATTTCAATGAAGAACAGATGTTCTGTGGTACTGATAGACTATCAATGGCAGTACAACCTAAAGCCATTGAGTGGTTTAAAACCTCATACAAGCCATCTGGGGTTAATATCGTATTTGAGGGAGATAGGTTGTTTAGTGCTTCATTTCTTGGCGAAATGNCNTCTCAGGGACACGATATACGCATCATTTACATAAAGGCAGACCAAAGTACCCTAGACGAAAGACATGTCTCCAGGAACGATAATCAGGACGATAAGTTCCTAAAATCAAGGAAAACCAAGCTATCTAACATATTATCCAACTTCGAGCTTATGCCCTACATTGAAGAGTTTACAAATAATACAATTGAAGATCAGTCGGTCTTAGTGGAATTAATCTTAAAGGAACTAAATAGTAGTGATGGCAAAATGGTACAGGGATAAGGCAACCATTTCAGTACGAGGTGGCGATGCTCCAACTAGAAAACTCATAAGAGAGATGGCACACTATTGTGCTAAAAAACTTATGACTGTTCAACTCCGAACTCAAGTCACAATAAATTTCGTAATTACAAAAGACCTTTACTTAACTGAAAAGGTCCAAGGACTATCTTGGATTGATTGCGAAGAATATCGTCCAAAGAAATTTAAAATACAAGTAGAACACGAATCCAAATTAAGACCTTTATTGGAAACTGTAGCACATGAGATGGTACATATAAAACAATGGGCATCTGGTGATATGTATGAATATTCAGATGGTAATAGAACTCGCTACAAAAAGAAACAATATAATAATCAAAAAATAGATTATTGGGATTCGCCATGGGAAGTAGAAGCACATGGTAAAGAGGTTGGTCTATTTGTTCGTTTTTGTGAAGATGAGGGTTATAAAGATGAGAAGTGGGCAAAGGTCGATTTCTTAAAACCTGAATATGCAAAAAGAATCGCAAAACATATAAAAGCAAAAAGAAAAAAATAGTCCTTTACTTTTGTTCAAAAATAGTTAGAATAAATAGTATTATGGCAAATATATTTAAAGATAAATATCCCACAGGTCACAAGGTCGTGATCAAAGACAGGCAAGGCTTAACCAAAGTCGGTCCCATCATTCCTAGCATTATCACTCAAGCAAAAGCAAACATCAATCCAGGAAGTACTGTATTTGAATTAGAGAAAACAAGATTTACTAATTTAAAATATGAAATAAATCTTTCTAAATCTGGTGTTGCTCAAGAAATATATATGAGGAAGAGTGGTCACCTGTATAAGTTCATTGGTTCTAAAAGTGTATTAGAAGGTATCTTCAGTCATGCTGGTGATGGAACTTCAGCAAAATCTGATACGAATTCTAAAACTGAATGCCAAGAATTAGTGTCTTTACATTTATTCGAGCAAAAATTAAAGTTTGGAAAAGATCAAGATTATGATTATATCGAATCATGCCTGCCTACTAAATTAAGAAAGTTCTTTAATGAAGACTTCTATGAAAGTGCTAAAAAACAACTAGCACTATTCCTCAGCAAACACCCCAAGCTATTCACAGGTCCAGGATTCATATTTGAATTACAACTAGCCAGTCCTGCAACAAAAAGAATATATGCTAATGCTCTAAAGTTATCTAAACTGAATAAGGATAACTGGAATCCAGCTGATATGTGGATCGTGAGTAAGAGTTTAGATTATGATGTTTATGAAACTGCCACTGATATCCAATCAGTTAATAAACAACTAATCGCAGATTATCAAGCTGGACTTCTAGTTGGAATATCTCTAAAGAAAATCTTGCCAGGACAATTAGGTCAGATACAATTTATTAATACCTCGGAAACAAAAAAGAAAGAAACTAAATTTGATTTCAGTTTTGAGTTAAATGCTTTGACAGGAAGATCAAAAGCCAAAGATAAAATTAATGGTAATGCTTTTAATAACTTTATCATCTACACAAAATCAGGCTTTGGTATTCGTGGTGGGTTTAAAGCATCATCAACAACTTATAGTGTATCACTAGAGGGAAGATTTAAAAACTCTGGTTCACAGGTTGGTGGTATGGATGCTAAAGTTGTACCCAAAGAATTTGTTAAGAGATATGGATATACATTAAGACAGGGTGGCATTCCTAATATTAAAGCAGAAGAAAAAATAGCATTACAAGAAATGAAAGAGATCTATGCAAAACATGGTGACAAGGTATCAGTATCAACAGACATGAATACCTATGCTGACTTTCTAAAAGTTTACAAAGGTGCGAATGATTTTGAGAAACAAAGATTGTGTCGTATCTCTTCTATGCTATATCCATTCATGGTATTGGCTTTTAATAAGCCGAAGAAGAAACAGAAGCAGACTGAATTTGAAAATTTAATGGACTGGAGTTATTCCCTAGCGAAGAAAGAAACAGCAGTTGGTGGCTTCTATGTCATCGTAAAACCATAAATATCCATACCATTAGTTATAAGTCCTTGATTTCATATAACAAAATAAACTAAAAAAAAGTGAGAAAGTTCTTTACTTTTGCCTCAAAATAAGGTAAGATATAGGTATATTAAATAAAAAAAGAGGTAAATAATATGAATAAAGAAAATAACGAAACAATAGATCTAGGAATTTATGATAGAGGTCGTTCGACTTTTAACACTATTACAATCTGTGGTACTGAATACACTAGACAAGGTGAGTTTTGGAACTACAGCTGGTCAACTACTCAAGATGCTGTTGCAATGTACAAAGACGAATTTTACATTGATGAGAATGATATTGTTAGATGGAACTCTAATGATAGAGAACCATTCGGTGATATGCTTCTTGACTTTGAAGAAGCTGGTCTTATCAAACTTAAACATGTTTTCAGAACTTGTGAGTCTAGAGATAAAGCGACTGAAGCATTTTGGGCAACACATGACATCTCTGAATTTGTTACAAAAAGACCAGGTGAATAATATGAGTTGCGACGTGAGAGATAATATAGCTGATAGAATAATTGACGATGTTGCAGACTTCAGTTCGCAACAGGTATTCCAGGAATTAAAGGATAGAGGAATCGTTCTTCATTATTCTGAAGTCCCAAGGGATGTTCTAGTTGAAGTGCTGTATGAGGAAAAAATGGGGTTTTATATTTGAAACCTAAATATTTTTTTTCTAAGTCCTTGATTCTAAATGAAAGAATTGTCTTTACTTTTGGTTCAAAAAGTAGTAAGATAAGGGTATATTAATTGATAATGAGAGGAAAAAATATGAGACCAATAACAATACACGATAAACTAGTAAGACTAGTCGAAAGACTAGAAAATGGTTCTTTGTCAAAAGCACAAGCTGTGACAATAGCTAAAAGTATGTGGAAACAAATCACTCCACTTCTACAAGTTAAAATGACTCCAGAGGAGTTAGTTAATGAGTGGCATACTGAACAATACAGGGGAGAGTAGCCAAATATGCTAAAAAGTTTTAAGACGATGTTGACCGAACAGAAAAATGTTCACATGGAACATATTGAAGATCTTATCTTTGATGAGGGAGTTGTGGGTACACGTCGTGCGATAAACTTTATGCAAGGCATGCGTGACATGTTAGCAGGTGCATCTACCACTAAAGTAAATGCCACTGTTAAATGGGATGGTGCTCCAGCAATCTTNGCTGGTACTGATCCAAGAAATGGAAAAAAGTTTGTTGCCAAAAAAGGTATCTTCAATAAAGATCCTAAAGTTTATTACACACCTGCTGATGTCAAAAAAGATACTGCTGGTGATTTACAAGCAAAGTTATTAATCTGTTTAAAATACTTGCCTAAGATTCTTCCAGATAAAGGTATCTTCCAAGGTGACTTAATGTGGGCAGGTCGTAATGATTTAAAATTAAAAAATATAGATGGTCAGTCTATGGTGACTTTTCAACCTAATACTATTGTCTATGCTGTTCCTGCGATATCTCCATTATCAAATGACATTCGTCGTGCTCATATGGGTATCGTCTGGCATACTGAATATGCTGGAAATACATTTGATACTCTTAGAGCATCGTTTGGTAAAAACATTGCTAAGAAAATGAAACAATCTGGACCACTAGGTGGCGATGTTTGGTTTGATGATGCTACTTATAAAGATGTGTCTGGGCAAGGTGCTATGACTGCTAAAGAGACTGCTGCAATTACTAAGCAATTATCTGCTGTCGGAACGCAATTTAGAAATGTAGATGCTGGTGTTGTAAATAGCATTCAAGCTAACAAAGACTTGCTTATTAATATCAAGACATTCAACAATACTAAAATAAGAGCAGGTCAAAGAATTACAAATCCAAGTCAGCATGTGACACAGATGTTTCATTATATATCTGACAAGTATCAAAAAGAGATTGATGCTAAGAAAACTCCAGCTGGTAAAAAGACTTGGGAAGCTAAAAAGAAAGAGATATTATCATTCTTTAAAAACGATAAAGCAAAGATTGTTCAGATCTTTAAATTGATGAATTTACTAGTGGATGCCAAGCAAACACTTATTAATAAGATGAACCAAATCGGATCTATGAAAACTTTTGTTCGTACTGCAAATGGATATAAAGTGACTGGAGTAGAGGGATTTGTAGCTATTGATAAGATGTCAGGCAAAGCTGTAAAACTTGTCGATAGATTAGAATTCTCTAGACTTAATTTTAGTCCAGAAATTTTGAAGGGATGGAATAAATAATTACTAAATATAGGTATTGCGAGCAATACTGCTCTATTATAAATCGATGGGAAATATAAATGAAAGACTTTAAAACACTTCTTAATGAAGTGCCTAGCAAAAAAATAGTTATCGGCTTTGGCAGGTTTAATCCACCAACGACTGGTCATGAATTGCTTATTAATAAAGTCACCCAATATGCTCGTAGCAAAGGCAGTCCTGCCAAAATCTATGTCACTCATACTGAGGACAACAAAAAAAATCCATTAAAACAAGCACGCAAGATCTATTACATGAAAAGAATGTTTGGACAGAATGTTCCATTAGTCGGAACTAAAGCACCTGACCAAAGAACAATAATAGAAGTTGCCAAGCATCTTAATACTGTAGACAAGATTAATGAAATAACTCTTATTGCTGGTAGCGATAGAATTGCTGAGTATAAAAGATTGCTTAACAAATACAATGGTAAAGATTTCAATTTTGACAAGATAACAGTTTTATCATCAGGTCGTAGAGATCCTGACTCTGATATGGCTGAAGGAATGTCAGCAACTAAAATGAGAACTGCTGCTACTTCTGGTAAATTTACTGACTTTAAAAAAGGTGTACCAAGAAGAATGACTATCGCTGATAGCAAAAGACTATTCAACGAAGTTAGAAAGGGCATGGGACTACCACCTATAAGAGAAGAAGTAGTTCTACCAACTTCTCAATTAAGAGAAGATTATGTTGCTAAGAAAATATTTAATATTGGTTCAGTAGTAGAAGATGACAAAGGTGTCTACGAAGTTATGGACCGAGGAGCAAATTATATAAGTGTTTCTGATGAAGATGGAAATGTAAACAAAAAATGGCTACATGAAGTCCGACAGATATCAGAACAAAATATTGTGAACGATTACCATTCTGAAGACGAACTTAAATACAAAGGATTCGTCACTGAAAATTTACATAATTTTTATGAAATTAAAGACAAGTTTCTAGACCTATTCGAATCTGATAAAGATCCTGTTGCTGTTCTTACTTGTTTAAAACTAGTTGATCAATCATGTAAGATCTTAGAGGACGCAAGACATCGAGGATATGCACTATTAGAAGAAGCAGGTGCTGATTCCATTATAAAAATGAAACTGACAGACAGCCTAAATAGTATTAGCGAGTTTGATCAGCACAATTATATTGATGCGATAAATGCCGACTTGGCAGACTTATTAGCTAAGGAACCAAATATGAAACAAGACATTAAAGAGCAGAAAAATCTTAAGATAGATCCTGCCAATAAATTCAGATTTACTTCTGCCGACAGAATTAAAGTCGCTAGAATTATTGCTGGCTCATTGGGTGTAGACAATCCTGAGAAGATGTCTAATCCAACTCAACTTATTAATTATGGTCTTAGAAAATTAAGATCTAAAAGAGTGACTCCAGAGTTTGCTGATATTGTTAAAAAGATGCTAGTGACAGCTAAGACTGCAGGCATCGATTATGATAGACAATATTTAC